CGTCAGCCAAACCGTTTGTTGCTTCTTCTTGGGCTTCGGTTGCGTCTTTGACCGCAAGTTTTGCTTCAGCCAAATCAATCTCAGCCTGACGGATAGCCTGCGCACTTGAGGTCGGGTCGGCTCGAAGTTCGGCAAGTTTCTTTTCAGCATCAGCAACAGCGAACACCGACTCTTCAACTCGATATCCAGCCGCTTCAACATTGCGTTGAGCTTTGCTCAGTTCTTTCTGGGCTGCTTTAGCCTCAGCAGAATCCGCACCATAGCCTGCGACTGCTTTGTTGAATCGGTCTTGTGCTGCGGCAAGATCAGTGTTGGCCGAGTTCAAAGACTTCTGCGCATCAGCAGTAGCCTTCTGCGAGCGAGTATAAGACTTCGAAGCAACCTCGGATTGTTTCAACGCATCCGTGTATTTCTTCATTTTTTCGGCGGCAGTTTCAACGGTCTTTGAAACACCACCAGTCGCTTTATCAAACTGACCATACGACACTTTGGTGACACCCAAAGAGAACGCTAGTTGTGTCAACCGATCAGCCTGTGTCGCTAATTGTTTGGCGATTGGCACTTTGAGAATCTCGCGACACGCACCAGCAATCTCAAGATATTTTGTACCAATCTGTTCGGCAATAGGAATTGATCGATACTGTGTTTGTGCAATTTCTTCTGTTCGTTTCTTGACATTCATCATCGGAATGTCAAGCGGAAGGATGATGTTTAGAAGGCTGTTGAAACCATTAACTACCTTCTTTGTCATGATCCAAAGATTTTCAAGATTGCCGGTCACTTTAATAATCACCAAGGTCAAGGCGGCGACACCTGCAATAAATAGGCCGAGCGGATTCGCTAGCAATAACGCATTCCAGATTGCTTGTGCTGCTGCGACCGCAGCGATTCGAAGCGGAAGAAGTTTCAGATAGGTGGCATAGAGAAGAACGGCACCAGCAACAGAAGTGAAGGTGATGACAAGCGCACCAAACAATGTCGAATGTTGCTGTGCCAATGTTGCCAATGCTTGAAACAATGGCAGAATTGCAGCCAACGCCGGCAACAATAGTTGACCCAATGACGTCTGCAAGTCATTGAAACTATTTCTCAACGCCTGCATCTGTCCTTCAGGTGTGTCTCTCAACGTCTTGTTGAAACCTTCATATGTCGAGTTGAGTACCTCGACAAGTGCCGCAGATCGTTGTGCTTCCGTACCGTTCTTGATCAACTCCTTTGTGTTCGCGTCTAATACGAAACCGCTCTTTGTGAGGCTTGCGAAGTTGCCTTGCAGTGCTTGTGCAAGTCCATTGGTCATTGACTTGAACTCTTCGGTGCTTGCAGCCGCACCTTTTTCTGCTGTTACATAGTCAAGGATTGCGGGTGTAAGTCGTTTGATTGTGTCTACTGACAAATCGAATGTGGCCAACTGAGATTGAACGACCGATGTTGTGCCTGCTGATACAACACCGACTCTTTGTAGTGCTTCGGCTTGATAGTTGAGAGATTCAATTTGATCATCTGAAGCATCGACGGTTTGTCTGAGTATCGTGGCAAGACGAGTTTGTTCGGCTTGGGCTTGTAGTGCGGCTTGAACCGAATTGGTCATCAGTGCGACACCGGAAGCGAAACCTGCGGCGGCTGAGATGGTTACTTGCTTGAAGATGCTTTCAAGTTGTTTGGATTGAACACCTAACGTACCTGTGGCTTTTTCGCCTTCGGCTTGTAATTTCTTGAACGCGGCGACAGCACTACCTGCGTCACCGAGAATCTTTACAACGAATGTGCGTTCACCTGCCATGGTGACGCAATTCTACTCAGTTTATGCCTGCTCGTTTCTTGAAGTCAGCCCACTCAACTTGAATGCTTCTATGTATCTGTTGCTGTGTCATGCTATCATATTTTGACAAGTCAACTGGTGCATCCCACCAACGAGGATCTACGACATGACGATTTTTCTTTGTGCTGGTGCGTTGCACAGTCGAGCGGATGCTCGGTGTTGAGAATGTGCGTGTCGGTGCTGCGATATCTGTGATGGTCGGGTCAAGGAATCGCCAACCTGAATGATGTGTGTGGAATGGTTGACCTGCTTCGTGTTGTGGCAGATAGAAGATACGGGCAGGATCTTTGGTGGCTGGGTCGCCTTTGAGACGAAGTCGCTCATGTGTCTCATGCCAGACTTCTTCCCAATTCTGTACCGGCACAGCTTGTTCGAATGGAACGACAACGTGCCAGTGTGGATCATTGTCACGATGTGACCAAGTTGTGTACGCAAAGTGTATATACGATCCGAGATCAGCCTGCTCGAATGCTTCACCGTCAAGGTCAGCGACCAATGCCCAGACATGTGACACGTTGCGATTGCCACGGGTCGTGTACTCGCGATAGGTGACTGGTGAGTACAGCGATCCGTCAGACTTGTTTGCTCGTTCTTGGTGATTACCGAGCATCGCTGCAAAGTCCATCCAAGATGTGGCGATGGTTTTTGGGTAGATGGATTTGACGGACGGGAAACCGACGACTTCAAACATTGTGCAGAACCTCCTAGGTTCAGGATAGCGAATCCTGAGCCGAATGCAAGTATCAGCCGATATCTAGTTTTTTGACCACATCTTCAATGCCATCTAGGTATCTTTTGGCAATCTCATTCTTCTTCTTGCGTACGGTCGGCCAGAAGAAGTAGCCGGATTGTCCTCGATGTCTCAAGAATTGTTTCGTGGTCGGTCTAGCACCACCGCCGAACTCAGCACCGAAGAACACATCACCCATCGTCACTTTGCGTGTCAGACCTGGACCCTGTACTAAACCACGTTTACGATTTGACCTTGATTTAGATTTGAAGTGCATGTTTGGTTGTAAACGGATTGAAGGCACACGATCTTTTCTGACCTTCAACCCTCGCGTAACTTCTAATGCTTGACGCGAACGACTGACAGTTCCAGCCTCAACTCTTACCGCAGCCAACAAGTCAACTGCCAAATCGGTTGATACTTTACGAACCATCTCGTTGAAGAATGGGCTTGCTTTAGAGAAGCCACGAAGCATGTCATATAGACCTTCGACTTCTACTGCGATGCCAACTCCGCCGGCTCGACCAACAGTTGAACCTAGATCACCTGGCTGATTAGGGAATGCCGACTTGAGATTCTTCGGTACTGGGAATGCCATTATTTGATCCTCTGTGGTGGGTTGGATTTGATGTTCTTCCAGCGCAGATATCCGACCATCGTGTACAGCATTCTAGGTGATTCTTGCAATAGCAAACTTGGTGCGATATGTGTTTCGCAGGCAAGATATGCGATCAGCCAGTGGGCTGAGGATTCTCCAAAGGGACGATCACCGAATCATCGGTTGCGACCTCCAACATCTCAACTGTTTCAGTCCATTCTTCAAATGTGACTTTGACCAAGTTGCGACGCTTCAACGAATGCCAACACAACCATGCAAGGTCAGTCAATTTGACATCGCTTTGCATACTTGTGATTGGACGATTCTTTTCGCTTTCGAAGGCGATGAAGTCCGCGAAGTGTGCAGTGACTTTTTCTTTGACGCCCGTGTTGAGCGTTATTTCCATTGCTAATTTCATTCTTACCTCCTGATTGTTTTGTTAAGAATTATGCAGTTGTCTTGGTGATTGTTCCGCTGATCGGCCACGTTACGTCGGCTGTGTTGAGTTCACCGACAGCACCGTTCACTGGCGACCATTCGGTTACAAGTACCGAGAAGGTGTAGTGAGGTGAAGCTGTGCCTGCTGCGGCTGTGCCGGCTGGTTTGATAACCATGGTCACGGCTGTCGAGCCAACGAGTGGATAGATCAAGCCTTCGACTGACGAGTATTCGTTGTGAAGTGAAAGTGTCACCGAGTTGTCAATCAAGCCTGCGACGCGAGTTACTGCACCACCAGATCCGAATGATGTTGTTGGTACTTCTGCGGCTGATGTGGACAATGTGATTGCAGCGACATCGTTTGAGATGTCTGTGCCATTAAGTGTGACCACTGAGTTTGTGAGAACTAACTTTGCCATGATTATTTATCTCCTGCCTTGTCGGCGATAGAAGTTGATTTTTCTGCCACCAGAACAATGCGACCCGATGCCAGTAGAGAGTCTAGATGGTCAACTTCGTTGCCATCAATAGTGGCTGGATATTGTTTGTCTAGAACCGTGAAGCCCTGGACGACCTGATATTTTGCCATAGGTCTAAGCGTACACCACGACACGGAAATCGACTGTCAGATAGGTTGTGTCATTCGCGTCAACGGTTGTGATGTTGGATGCTTCTTCGACGATCAATGTTTTGGCGTATCCGCCGAGGGTTGTGTCGGCTTCGATTGCGGCACGAATCCCGTTGTCGTAAGACAGGTAGGTGTCCATCAGGTTTTGTGCTGTGCGTTCGGCTGCACGACCCACAATCACACTGACCGTGAAGACATGTGTGACCAAGCCTGCTCGCATCGCGCCGTGATAGGTGATCGACTCCAAGGTCGGCCATGCGATACCGCCGATGGACGGGTTTACTTGGTCGGGTTGTTGTGCGTAGGCGCGAAGGTTTGTGATTGTTTCAAGCCGAGTCTTGATGCCGTTCTTTAGTTCGGTGACTGTTGCGCTCATGCGAACATCCGCATTCGGCGATATGGCTCGACAAGTTGTGCGACGTCTGGGTCGAGTGCGCGTG